TCCTTCTATGCGTGATGGCGGTCCTTCTTGGACTGGCGTTATTGCCGATACCAACGCGCCTGAGGAAGATCATTGGTGGCCCATCATGGCTGGAGATGTTCCGATTCCAGATCACATTCCGCGTGAGCAGGCTAAGATGCTGGTTACTCCAGACAACTGGCAGTTCTTTACGCAGCCCGCTGGAATGATTGAGGTGAAGAGCAAAGAGGGTGAGGTGCTTGATTATGAGCCTAGCCCTGATGCTGAGAATCAAAAGAACATGATGAAGTCTTATTACCCGAACTTGATTCGCGGTAAGATGAAATCTTGGATTGATGTTTATGTGATGAATAGGCTCGGCCATATTCAAGAAGGCAAGCCTGTGTATCCTATGTTTGCTCCAGAGGTTCACATTGCAAAGGAAGAGATTCCTATTGCTGCTGGCCTTCCTGTTTATGTTGGACTGGACTTTGGTCTTACACCCGCGGCAACCATTGGTCAGAAAGTGCGCGGTCGATGGTTGATTCAGTCTGAGATTGTTGCGATTGACATGGGCATTGTTCGCTTTGCCGAAGTTCTTCGCAATGAATTGTCTGAACGTTTTTCAGCCTGTTCGGAAGTTCATATATACGGCGACCCTGCTGGTGACTTCCGAGCGCAGACTGATGAATCAACTCCGTTTCATATTCTTCGTGGTGCCGGACTTCGTGCATTCCCCACGCATTCAAACTCTGTTGATCTTAGACTTGAGGCTGTTAGTTCTCAGCTTATGAAAATGACTGACGGCAAGTCTGCTTTTATTATTGATCGCAGGTGCAGCACACTGATCAAGGGCTTTGAGGGCGGCTATGCTTACAAACGCATGGAGGTTAGCGGTGAGCGCTATGCCGACAAGCCTGACAAGAATATGTATAGCCACATTCACGATGCCTTGCAGTATCTTCTTCTTGGCGCTGGAGAAGGCCGATCCTTGCTGAATAGCCAGAAGCCAGCGCAACCCACTGTTGCCAAGCGAGACTTTGATGTGTTTGCCAAGACGCACCAGCGTAATCGCCGCCAAGGCTTGTGGGCCAGAATGTAATTGTGCGTTGATGTCTTAGCCTCTTCGTGCTTTCAAAGGCTAAATAAGGAGATTCATTATGTGCTTTGGCCCATCTAAAGAACAGCAGCAAGCCGCCGCCGAGCAGCGAGTGCAGGCTGATGCTGTTAAACAGGAAGCGATTCAAGATCGTGCAACCCAGAAAGTTAAGGACATTACAGAGTCTCTTGCATCAAGAACTCAGCGCTCTGGAACTAGAGGTGGCTCTGGTCGCCGCTCTTTGTTTTCCACTTCAACCACTGAAGGTTTTTTGGGTAGGTTTCGTTGATGGAAAATACAGCTAAGAAATATATTGACCGATACGGAAAGGCTAAGACCTTTCGTGAGAATTGGGTTCCGCTGTTTGAGGAGTGCTATGAGTATGCGCTTCCACAGCGTGAGTCCTTTTACGCTGAGACATCTGGTCGTCGTCGTGATGATAAAATCTTTGACGAGACCGCTGGTGTCGGCGTTCAAGAATTTGCTAGTCGCTTGCAACAGGGCATTGTTCCTAACTTTGCGCGCTGGGCTGACTTGATTTCTGGCAGTGAAGTGCCGCCAGAAGATCGTGATCGCGTTGATAATGAACTTGATGCAGTTACTGAATATGTCTTTGACATATTGCAGAACTCTAACTTCAGCCAAGAAGTCCATGAGTCGTTTATGGACCTAGCTGTTGGCACTGGAATTCTTTGCGTTGAGGAAGGGGATGCAGTGCATCCTATTGTCTTCTCAGCAATCCCGCTGCCGCATGTGGTTCTTGATACTGGGCCAGATGATCGCATTGACCATGTGTTCCGCGAGCGGAAGAGTGTTCGCTATGACCATCTTCCGTTGATGTATCCCAATGGTAAGTTTGATCCGCAGGTTATGCAGAAGCTTACCTCTGAAGATACGACCACTGTTCTTGAAGTAGTCTGCCGTGACTATACCAAGCGCAATGAAGAAGCCTATCTGCACTATGCAATCTGCATGGAGAGCAAGACAGTTCTGCACATGAAGGAAATGCGCGGCACTGGTTCTAACCCATACGTTTGCTTCCGTTGGTCTAAGTGCGCTGGTGAAGTCTATGGCCGTGGTCCATTGATTAACGCACTGTCGGCAATCAAGACAACCAACCTAACCATTGAGTTGGTTCTTGAGAATGCGCAGATGGCTATCTCTGGCATCTATCAAATGGAAGATGATGGCGTCATTAACCCTGACACCATTCAGCTTGTCCCCGGCTCTATCATTCCAAAAGCTATGGGTAGCCAAGGCTTGCAACCTATTCGTGCAGCCGGAAGCTTTGATGTTGCACAGCTTGTTCTTGGCGATATGCGTTTGAACATTAAGCGCGCGCTTTACAATGATATGCTTGGCAATCCAGATAAGACACCTGCTACTGCAACTGAAGTTGCTGAACGTATGGCTGATCTTTCTCGGCGCATGGGTGCAGCCTTTGGGCGCTTGCAGTCTGAACTTGTTCAGCCTGTCTTGCAGCGTGTGATCTACATTCTTCGCAAGCAAGGTCGCATTGAAGTCCCGACTGTTAATGGTCGTGAGGTTAAGGTTCGCTCGACATCGCCATTGGCTCAAGCGCAGTCTAACCAAGACATCTCAAGCATCGCTCGCTTCTTGGAGTTGATCGGTGGGGCCTTTGGTCCAGAGATGTTGCAGCTTCTAATTGATGGCGAAGAGACTGCTGTTCACCTTGCTAAGAAGTTTGGTGTGCCTGAACGCTTGATTCGTGACAAAGAACAGCGTAAGCAAATAGCTGCAATGGCGCAGCAAATGGCACAGCAACAAGCACAACAACAGCAACCGCAGGGGGCTCCGCTTGGTTAGCAAGATCAACATTGGTATTGATGGGCATCAGCGCAATCGCGAGGATGACATTCGTATCAGTCAGAATATTGCGTCTGTGTTCACAACGCCAACAGGCAAAGAGATTCTACGCTATTTACGCTCAATCACGATTGAGATGGTCAATGGTCCCAATGTGACAACGGAAGAACTCCGTCACATTGAGGGCCAGCGATACATTGTGGGAATCTTAGAGCAGCGCATTGCTCATGCACATAGGAGCAAAAATGACTGAAACACTTATGCAAGCTGAGGCTTCTACTGAGGCTCCAGTTGATAGTGAAGCTTCCAGCACAGAAGCTGTAGCAACTGAATCAACAGCTGATCGCCCTTCTTGGTTGCCAGAGAAATACAAGTCTGGTGAAGACTTGGCTAAAGCCTATGCTGAACTTTCTTCTAAGCTTGGCACAAAAGAAGAAGACCTTCGCAATCAAATCGCTGAAGAGTTAAATGCTGCGAAGCTAAGTGAGCGGCCTGAAAAGGCTGGTGACTATCAGCTTCCAGATATTATTGACGGCGATGAAGCTGTCAGTAATGAACTGCTCCAGTGGTGGGCAGACCATTCGTTTGAAAATGGATACTCTCAAGACAAGTTCCAGAAGGGCATTGAGATGTATGCCCAGATGGCAGCGAGCAATCAGCCAGACCTTCAAGCTGAAGTCAAACGGCTTGGCGATAATGCAAATGATCGCATTCAGGCCACGTCTGCTTTTGCCAATAAGTTTTTCCCAAAGGAAACTCTTCCAGCAATTCAACGCATGTGTGAAACTGCTGATGGTATTATGGCGCTTGAGGTTGTCATGGAAGCTATGAAGGATGGTAGCTTCTCTGCTGAGTCTGCGCCTGCTGGCCGTGTCGATGATAACAAGCTACAGGAAATGATGCGCGATGAGCGTTACTATAATCCAGCGCGTCGTGATGCTGGGTTTGTAAAGCAAGTCGAGGATGGATTCAAAAAGCTTTATGGCTAATCCAATCATATCATCCAATGGCTTGGGCCTTTACAAGCTTACGAATGAACACGTTGTTCAGTTCTGTGAGAACATCAGCGACGAAAACAAACGTGAGTTTGAAGTCATATACAAGGCAGACCCTCTTGAGTCATTGCTTACTGTTGTTGACGCTGGCTTGTCCCATGCTGTGATGATTGATGGAGAGGTGATTGCTGTGTGCGGAATGCACGGCGACCAGCTTTGGT